TGCCAACCTTCTTCAAAAGGCGTCAGCATAAAAGAGGTGCCCTGCTCACCAATACCGGCAAAAGGCCCGCGCCATTGCCCTTCCTGTGCGGCAGGCATTGAACCACCAAAACCAAGCCAGCTTTTTACGCTGTTGACCATTCTGGTTCTGACGAACTCATTATTCAGGCTTAGATCAATCAACCTGCTGGCAAGGCTCATTATGATTCATCCTCGTTGGACTCTTGCTCTTGCGTTTCATCCTTACGAGGGCGACCGCGCCTTTTCTTGCGCACAGAGGGGGAGGCTTCTTGCATAACTGGTTCTTCTTCAGCCGGTTTTTCAGCGACCATATCACGGCGCTTATACTGCATACTGTTCACCTGACGATACAAACCACGGCGCACAGTTTCGATTTCGCCTTTGCTCAGCCCTTCTTTTAATTCTTCATCGTCAATTTCACGCAGACGCTTTCCATGTTCGGTTTTGTGCAAGTAGAGATTAATCATCAGACAGTCACCGTAATTTCGTTGGAGTCAGTAGCGCTTGATCCTTTGGGGTTAGTTGCAGTCTCAACAACTTTCACAACATCACCACCATTCAAACCAGTGGTATCAAACGAAGTGCCCGTTTCACCCACTTTAGCTACGTCATTGACGTACCATTGATAAGTGAGCGTTACAGACTGTGCGTAACTTCCAGGCGCAGTCACCAACAACGTACTTCCAATGGTTGGCCCGCCAGAAATAACCGGAGGTGTATCGCTCACTGGAAAGTTGTATTCACTATCAATTGAGGAATAAAAATCAGATTTGATTTCAGTAAGGCCAGTCGTTTGCGCATTCGTAACCTTTCGCAACCGCCGACCTACACCGTCTTCGTAGTAAAGTTCAACAGGCATGGGAGAACTCCCTTGATGAGATATGGGGGCATAGCGCCCCCATTTTTTAGGTCCAGCTTGTATCGTCTGATGCTTCAACAATGTTGTCTTGGAGGAAGCCCCATGAGGTGGGCGCAATCATCCGCAACGCAATTGAATAAGTTTGGAATAATGAACGCACTTTATAACCGGCATCAGCGGCACCCAGTGGCCGACCTGCACCACCAACCGGAATACCTTCACCAGGACCAACTTCACCCGCAGTACCCGCAGCACCCGCAGCGGTAGACGCCATAGTCGGAGGGGAGGTATCAGCCGAGCTTTCCACTAAAGTTGCGACCGTGGACGTTGCAAACTCTGGCAACCCGAACGCACAAGCGAGATAAGCTGCATCGACCATGATCAGGGTGTGCTGCGGAACATTGGCAGACGCGATAACCGGAATACCCAACAAATTACCGCTGGCCAACTCAGTGCGGAACAGATACTCGGACAGGGCCGAAGTCATCATAGAAGCCGCCAACCGATCCAGGTTGTTCATGATCAGCACAGGCCGTGATCCCAGCTTGTTGGCGGTCATCGCAGACAGCATATTGATAATGTCAGTCCGTACTGCATCTTCACCGCCACCAGCGGTACCAGTGGTCAAAGTTACACCATTTAGTAAACCTGCTGGACGAACATCTGCCTTGGCCGCTACGTTCGACAATAGGGCAGCGTCCAGCACTTCAGCGTGCGCTTCACGCAGTGCTTCACGCAGGATGCCTTCCAAATCTGGAGTCGAACGTGCAGCAATTTCTTCAGTCATGGTGGTAATTGCTGCTAACTTGTAGCGATTGATCTTGGTTGACCCGAAGTCAAATTTTGTCAAGGGGATTGGCGAACCTTCACTCACCCATGCCGGTTCGGTATAGGCTGACGCATTTGGATTCCTTTTAGGAATAGTAATGCTGTTGTAGTTGCCAAAGTCCAAAACTTGTGATCGGGAGGCCAAAGCCGCCGCTACAGACACATCTTTCAGAGTGTCGATATAGCCGCGAACGTCATCACGAACCAGTTGCTGTGCCCACCCATCAACGTTGGTCATAGCAGGGTCGATTTGCGATTTACGACGAATCAGCATCTTGTTGACTTCGCCCAACACTGGAATATTTTTATAGGATTCAGTCAGCACCTGTTCAACACTGACTTTATTAACGAACGCCTTCAGGTTGGCCGTGGCCAACTTCCAGATCAAATCCCCAGGTTGCAAATCAGGGTCTTTGTACTTGCGCAATTGTGGCGCAACTGCGGGGGCGGCTGGATCGTCACCTTCCTCAACCGGCTTGGCACGCGCAGCCAGAACCTGTTCTGCTTTTTTCAAAGCGGTCAGTGATTTTTCCTGCTTTTCTGCCGACTTGGTGAGTTCTTCCACTTCAACCAAAAGGGCTTCCTCATCGGGTGCCGCTTCCAGTGCATCAGTGGCTTCAACCAGTGAATCTTTGGTTTTTACCAGTTCGGCTTCTGCGGCTTCAATGCGTTTACTTAGTGAAACAGTCATGATTTTGCTCTCAGAGTTTTATTGGCTTTAAGAATTGCAGCCTTGGCTTGGGAAATGATTCTTTCTGAATCACGTTCAACGCTGGACACAGCAGACAGATCGGCTTCATTAATCTCCAACGACTGAAGATCAATGCCGTATGATTTTGCAATTTGTTGTGCTCGTGGATGTGCGGGAACCGCTACTATAGAAGTCTCCAACAGCTCGATTTCCTTAAAGGCAATCGCGCCGTTATCGAGGTATTCACCCGTACCCTGGAAACCAATTGAAGCGCCAAGAGGAATGCCAAACTCCAACATTTCCTTAACCATGGCTCCCCAATCCTTATGGAAGAATTTGATGTAACCCGTTAAAGAATCTTTTTTAGCTTTGAGATCAGACCAGAAACCAACGATTTGATTAGGGTTGTGATTAAACAGCGCAATGAGTTTATCAACGCCTTTAATCGCTTTCGGATATGCAGAAGGGGAAATGGTGTCGCCCACTCGATCTGGAGTGGAGGCAGATAGTGTAAACTGTGCATCAAAATCTGAACTGGCCGATTTCTCAAACTTGATGGGTACGGTTCTTTTTTGAATCTGCATAAGACTGGCTTCCATTTCTGTTAGCCGGATTTATGCGATTGCCACCGTTCCTATTCTTATCATTGGCCATCTGTCTTTCTCGCTTTCCAAGTCTGGATCGATTACCCATCTTCAGAGTCTCCACGAAAAAGCAGCGATAAATTTACTCTATTATTATAGCGCTTTCAATAGCTAGAATCTATCTGGACCAGGTATAACCTGAATTGATCGCACAGGGGGGGATTAGCCTATCAATGCCGCTACGTCTACGGGGGGTGTGGTTTCAGGTGCTACATGGGGATAGGCCGACATAACCAGGGCGATTAAACCGTCTATTTTTTGTGCGGATTTCTTCTTGGTGTAACGTTTATTTCCTACGTTATCGATTTCAACCACAGCATGGGCGGCACCAAGGGTCAGAACCGGATTCATGCCGTGGCGTATGCGCCCTTCCAGCAAAGCGGTTTCCAAAGCGTCTATCCTTGGCCCCATACTGACGAACCCCATTCCACATTCTTTGAACTCAGCACCCTTGGCGAAATCCTGGCGCACAGCGGCTGATTTGAATACATCGATTCGCCAGCGGTCAAAATGCACCTCATTAATCACGATACCTTTTTCTTCCAGATCAACGCGCATGTGCTCACAGATCAAATCATAATTGAGCGTTTGGCCTGGAGGTGCATAAATCACCCCAGACCGTGCCCATTCCTCATAGGGTACTTTGTCACGCATCGACCGCTCTTTAATGCCCGTCAACGGTGAAAAGGCATACACCAAACAATGCACCTTACCCTCGCTGTCTTTTGCCGTAAGCACTGCACACGACAAATCATTCACAGTAGATAAATCAAGGCCACAACTGACAAATGCTCCACCCTGGAATACTTTCAAATCCGGTTGCTGTGCATTTTGCTTCCACACCATCGGACTGATAGCGAGCGTACTTAAACTCACTCGCATGTTTAACAATAAATTCATTACACCTGGAAGCTTAGCGGGTAATTTTAATGCGTCATTCACTTGCTCACGCATATCAATAATAGAGCGGTATTTTCCAAGCGATGGCTGAGCGTAGTACCATTCCGCTTCATCCGCAATATCCGCCTCTTTATCGCATTCATACAAATGGCAGACTGTTTTCTTTGGTTGCTCACGAATGGCGTTATCGATTTCCAACGATAAGTATGATTGATCACTCGGGGCCTGAGTGCTGACGATAAACATTTGCGCGTCATCGAAATTGCCCTGGCTGGACACCAACATGGAAATATAATCATTGTCTGATTCCACGATCTGGCCCGCTTCATCAAGCAGTAATGTTTTTATCAGTCTTCCATGCCCGCGCTTTGCATCGGCACTGAGCGCATTGTATTCAACATTTTTCCGCAGGCCGAAAATCTTTTTACTGGATGGCGTAGCACGCCACAAACCATCCAGCTTGGGGCTGGCCAGCAACATTAAATACATCAACCTGAAACACACCGCCGCCTGATCACGCGACAATGCCGCACTGCAAACCAGCGTATTGATTTCAGCAACAGGGCCGACAATGAAGGCCAACAGGATCACCGCAATAACGAACGTTTTTCCTGATCGTCTACCAATGGAGAGAATTGCTTTGCGGGTAACGTATTTGTTATCGAATACGCACAGGATGAAAGCGACCTGGAAAGGCTCCAGCTTTAACGGCTGGCCAACCATCGGGCCTTCTGGAACAACTAGGTATTCTTCAGCGAAAAAGCACACCCGCTCGCCAGTGGTCATTTTGAGCGGGTGCTTTTTCCGGAAAGCGTAAAGTGCGTTATATCTTGGTTTTGGCCCGCACCTTA